AGAAGATAAAATGCGGCGATTAAAAAACGCTCTTAGTCAAGGAGGATCTGTATCTAGATTAGAATTTAAAATTTTTAAAGAATTTTTTGATAATATCGACGAAGATTTATTACGAAAGTACGAAGAGTTTACAACAAAGATGTTTACTGGATTATACCAGAGTGAGAGTATAGTTCAAACATTTACTGACATACTTAAGAACATGTCCGGAGCAGGAGCCGAAACTGGATGGTCTAAAGTACTAGTACCAGAAATGGATGACATGGATGACGAGGATGTTTCAAAAAAAATAACTATTATAGCCAGAGCTAAGTGTTTTCCAATACTTGTGCACGAAATTATAAAAGGATTTCTTAGTTACCTTGCTGACCAGATATCCGCGGATACATTAAGTGATGAAGAGAAAGAACGAGCAGAGCGTGAAGCAAGACAGAAAGTAGATACTTACATAAATGAGCCAAGAGATCTAATGTACGGTCAGAATATATACCGAATTTACGATTCATTTTTTAAAGGATTAGAAGAACAGACAAAAATTTCAGACCCAAGACTTATAGATGTTTTTTTATCGGAAATGTATTTAGAGTATCAAAAAAAGCCTGTAGAGTTTAATTCATTTATAAATAATATGTTAAACGGAAACCTATCCCCCGAGCAACTGAATTGGGCAAAAGCTAAATACATAAATTTAGCTAAAGATTTAAAAGATTATGACAGACGTCTATCTGGTGAGGATGAAACATACAGCGAGGAAGATGGGTTAGTAGAGCAAATAATTTTCTCGGAAGAAGACGAACTTAGTACCTTACAGAGAAAGTCAAAAGAATATGAAAAAATTTTTAACGGTATAATGAACTTTAATCCTGCAGATCTTGCTTTAGATAGTTTATCAACAATTGACGAAGATGTAGATGAAATTATTAGAAAAAAAGGTAACCAGTATAGTTTATATTCACACTCTGGAAAAAAGTTAGGCACACATACGAGTAAAGAAAAAGCTTTAAGACAGGAAAGAGCTATTTATGCTAATAAAAACGAAAGTAAAACTACACAATGCTCATGCCAACATAAACATGACTGATAGTTAAAAACATAATGAAAGTAAAGCGTAGCGACATTATAGATTTAATCAGGACATCTCTGAGTAGAATAACTGCTTTGAAGGATATAACACCCTCCGGAGAGAATGTTGCTCCTGTGAGAGAAATACACTACCTTCTATATAAATTTCCAGCTCTTAAAAAAATAACAACATACCTACTTAGTAAACAATACAACAACTTTATAGAGAGTATAGAATTAGTTGTACCGCGTCCGACGACATTTAAAGTTAATCTAAAAAATAAAGAGCACTTTTTCCTTGAATGGACAGGCAGTAGTTTTAGAGCACAGATACAGGGAAAGAAATATAGTTTAGAATTAGTTGGAGAATTTCAACAAGCTTTACGTAGATTAGGTGAGATATTAAAATACAATCCTATTAACACAAACGATGAAGACATAAATATAACAGGAACTGGAGAAGAATCATTAGAAGTACCCTCAAATTTACCTATACGCCCTAATCCACTAGCTGCACCAAAAGTTCAACCTAAATTAGAAGACGAAGAAGCAGTAGAAAAAGAGGCTATACCTACAACTTAAGATGAAAACAGCTACTACTTTTTTATTTGGGGTTATTATTACATTATTAACGGTGTACCTATTAAAGAATAGAATTGATTTTTTATCATCAGAGTACCAAGAGAGTAAGACAGATACATTTGAGATAGTTAAGTACGATACCCTAACTAATACTTTATACAAAACTACAATTGACTACGTACCGGAAATTATTACGGATACTTTTTTTGAAGAGCGAATGTTAGGAAAAGACACTCTACAAATATTAGAAGATTATTTCGCCTACAGAATTTACAAGGATTCTATCACCGGAGATACTGTTAGTATTTATATTACAGATACAGTAACAGAAAATAAACTTACTAGTCGGAAAATAGACTACAGTTGTATACTACCTACAGTAACTAAGTATATTACTAATACAAAGTTAATTTATAAAAAAGGTTTTTACCTAGGAGGAAGTTTAAATTTAAATATTGTAGATAATACATCTATAGAACCTAGTTTACTTTATATAACAAAAAATAAAAGCGCCTATAGCTTAAGTTACGGTATTCGAAATAACACTTTAACTATCGGCGCTTACTACAGAATAAACAAGTGAGCGAACAACCTGTAAATGTTAAAAATTTAATAAGAGAAGAGTACTTTAAATGTGCTAATGATCCAGTATACTTCTTAAGAAAATACGTATACATACAGAACCCGACTAAAGGACGTATATTATTTCATTTATATCCCTTTCAAGAGAAGGTTTTAAATCTCTTTGATAAACATCAATATTCAATAATTTTAAAATCAAGACAATTAGGAATATCTACCTTAATTGCAGGGTATGCATTATGGCTAATACTTTTTCATAAAGATAAAAATATACTAGCTCTTGCAACCACACAAAGTACTGCAAAGAACCTCATTACAAAAATTAGATTTGCTTACGATAATCTACCAGCTTGGTTAAAAATTAAAGCAGTAGAGAATAATAAATTATCAATAAGGCTATCTAATGGCTCACAAGCAAAAGCAGTATCTTCTAACACCGATTCTGCTAGATCCGAAGCTGTATCATTGCTGATTATAGATGAGGCTGCTTTTATTGAAAACATTGATCAAACGTTTGCTTCTGCTCAACAGACTTTAGCTACTGGAGGCAGGTGTATAGCTCTTTCTACCCCAAACGGGGTAGGTAATTGGTTTCACCAGACATGGGTCAAAGCAGAAGAAAAAGAAAATTCTTTTATACCAATTAAATTACCATGGACTTTACATCCGGAGAGGGATAGTAAATGGAGAACCCAGCAAGATAGTGACTTAGGTACACGTCTAGCAGCGCAAGAATGTGACTGTGATTTTTTATCATCTGGGGATACTGTCTTTGAACCAGAACTAATAAATGATTACGAACAAAACACTGTTATAGATCCCATAGAAAGGAGAGGTTTAGATGCAGGACTTTGGATATGGGAATACGTAGACTACAACAAAGAGTACATGGTGGTTGCTGACGTATCTCGAGGAGACAGTATGGACTATTCTGCATTTCATATATTTGATATTGAAACACTTACACAGGTGGCAGAATATAGAGGAAAGTTACCTCCTAAAGATTTTGCTAATTTACTACTGGGAATAGCAACAGAATATAATAGAGCTCTGCTAGTTGTTGAAAATGTTAATGTAGGATGGGCAACACTTGAAGAATTGGTTTCAAAAAATTATTCAAACTTATTTTATTCAAGTAGAAGTGACCAATTAGACATATCTTCTTATTTTAACAAAATGCAAAGAGGAGAAAGCGTGCCCGGATTTAGTACAACTTCAAAGACTAGACCTTTAGTTATAGCTAAGGGAGGTGAATTCTTTAGAGCAAAAGCAATTTCTATACGGTCTAGAAGACTTATAGAGGAGTTAAGAGTATTTGTATGGAAAAATGGAAAACCGCAAGCACAGGTAGGCTACAATGATGACTTAGTTATTACATTCTGTATTGCTATGTATGTACGAGATACAGCTATACGGCTTAGAGATCAAGGATTAGATCACGTAAGAGCTCAATTAAATACTATAACAAACTTAAACAACCGAGATAATATTTATAACAGAGATCTACAGTTAGCATCACAGTATCAGATGATAACTCCTCAAGGACAAATAGAAGATTTAAATTGGCTTTTATAACATATGGCAGACACTAGTATATTCGGAAGATTAAAACGATTATTTTCAACAGATATAATCGTTAGAAACGTAGGAGGCACTAACATAAAAGTAGCTGATACTAATCAGATTCAAACTACAGGTAAATACCGTACAAATTCATTAATGGATAGGTACACTAGATTATTTGTAAATAGAAATCTAAACATATATAATCCAAATCAAAACTATCAAACTCTACGTCAACAGCTCTACTCTGACTACGAAGCCATGGATACAGATTCTATAATTGCTTCTACATTAGATATAATCGCTGATGAAACTACGTTAAAGAATGAACAAGGAAAACTTTTAACAATTAATAGCTCAGATGAAAATATTAAGAATATACTAAATAATTTATTTTACGATATATTAAATATTGAATTTAACTTATGGACGTGGGTACGCCAAATGTGCAAATACGGAGACTTCTTTTTAAAATTAGAAATTTCTGAAGAATTTGGAGTATATAACTGTATACCGTATACAGTTTATAATATGGCTCGATCAGAAGGAACAGATAAGAAAAATCCTGCTAAAGTAGAATTTATCTTAGATTTAGACGGCCTTATGTCCACATTAGATCCAAACTACCTACCAAACACTCAAAAAAATGCGATAGTACTGGATAACTACGAAGTAGCACATTTTAGATTACTTTCAGATGCTAATTACCTACCTTATGGTAGATCCTACATAGAACCGGGCAGAAAGGTATTTAAACAGCTAACCCTAATGGAAGATGCTATGTTACTACATAGAATAACAAGAGCACCGGAAAAACGAATCTTTTACGTTAATGTAGGGTCGATTCCTGCTAACGAAGTAGAGCAGTTTATGCAAAGGACTATAAATACCATTAAGAAAACTCCCTATGTTGATCAACAGACCGGGCAATATAATATGAGATATAACATGCAGAACATGTTAGAGGATTTTTACATACCAATACGGGGTAATGATACGACTACTAAGATCGAGAATCTACCAGGTCTTGCATACGATGGCGTAACAGACGTATCGTACTTACGGGATAAATTGTTTGCAGCTTTAAAAGTACCTAAAGCATATTTTGGGTATGAAGGAGAGTTACAGGGTAAAGCAACTCTTGCTGCAGAAGATATAAGATTTGCTAGAACTGTAGAACGTATACAGAGAATAGTAGAAAGTGAATTAACTAAGATTGCTCTAATACATCTATACGTACAGGGGTATACCGGAGAGAGTCTAACTAATTTTGAAATAAGTCTATCAACACCCTCTATTATTTTTGAACAGGAGCGGGTTGCTCTAATGACAGAAAAAGTAAATTTAGTTAGTAGTCTATTGGATACAAAACTAATATCTAGTGACTGGATATATGAGAATATCTTTAAATTTTCTGAAGATCAATATACGGAGATGAGGGATTTAGTACGAGAGGATGCAAAAAGAGCTTTCAGAATCGGACAAATTGAAAATGAAGGAAATGATCCCGCACAAAGTGGTGAAACCTACGGTACTCCCCACGATCTTGCTACAATCTACCGAGCTAATCGAGATGAAGAACAGCACTTACCTGACGGTTACAACGAACGAAAAAATCCTGTAGGTAGGCCAGTAAAACATACATCTATATACGGAACTCATGAAGATCCGTTAGGAGGAATCGATAGATTAGGATCACATGGAATGAAAGGAGGATATCCGGCAGACAGTACTATTATGAACGAAACGAAAAAAACAAAAGCAGTATACTACAAAAACCAAGATATTTTTAAACCAAAAAAAATAAACTTATTTGAAAACACCGGTAATTTACTCGATGAAAGTAATATTAGGGATTTATAACAAAGTAGTTATATTTATAAGAGAATACTAGAAGATGAATAAAATAAAACATTCAAAATACAGAAATACAGGGTTAATATTTAATCTGCTTGTTAAGCAATTAACTTCCGATATACTTGAAGGAAGAAATTCAGCTTCTAGTACTATTATAAAGAAATATTTCAGTAATAACAGTGACTTAAGTAAAGAAAATAAACTATACCAAGTGATTACCGAAAATATTAACGTAGGTACCGGCAAAGCTAACGCTATTATTTCCACAGTATTAGAATTATCTAGAAAATTTAACAAAGAAAAACTTACTAAAGCTAAGTACGAATTAATAAAAGAAGTAAAAGAGAATTATGATTTAAATGAATTCTTTAGTATAAAAATACCGGAGTATAAAATTTTAGCTGCAACCTATACATTAATTGAATGTCATAATACGGAAGATTTAATAGATCCGGATATAATTGTGGCTAATAGGACAACTATACTAGAACACATGGTACAGGAAAAAACTTCACAAGAAGATTCAAGGGATAGTTTAATTGAAGAATATTCAAAATATGATCACGATCTTAGATTGCTTACCTATAGAATTCTTTTACAGAAATTTAATAATAAATACAGCACACTTCTACCTGTACAAAAAGAAATACTAAAAGAATTTATAGTAGCAGTTTCTTCCACAAAGAAATTGAGAACATTCGCTAATGAACATATAGGAAAAATAAAAACTACTTTACAAGATCTTAATAATAAAGTAGGAGACGAAGTATTGAAGATTAAAATTAACGAACTTGTTAATAATATGTCTGAGATTAAAGTCAATGAAAAATTAGAAGATAATCACTTGATTGCTCTTATGAACTACTACGAGCTAATAGAAGAGCTTAAAAATATAGATTAGGATGACTAGAAAAGAACTAAGAGAGATTATTCAGAAAATAATTAAAGAACAATCTACTACAGCTGGAGTAGGAGGTTATTTAACTAAATATGCTTTTACCGCTAAAGGTTCAGATGAATATAGTAACCCAGGTGTTAAAATACTAAAAAAATACGGATTTAAAAAACCACCTAAGTTCAAAAGCAAGGCTATGGATGTAATTAGGTACTATTAAAAAATACATTATGAGAACATTACAAGAAAAGTATACAGCTATACAGCAAGGAAAATTTGATAAAGCTAATTTTATTAGGGAGGCTAAATACACTTATCCGGATTTTATATCTCCTGCTAATAGTTATGATGATATTATTAGAATACTAAAAAACAAAGGGGTACTTACTGAAAATACAGAACCTACTGCCAACTATTCGCTATATCAAATTGACCTAGGAACTAGAATAGAGTTAGAAAAGATAGGACTACCCCCCGGACAAACTCCCACTCAAGAGGAATACAATAAAGCTAGAACTAAAGTTTTTAATAATTTAAAAAAAGACTCTAACTTTTATACTGCAGTAGAGAAAAAAAAGAGATCTGATTTACCGCAGTATGTAGATGAAAAAAGAAGCAATTTAGTTGATACAGCTAACGGAATGAAAAAAGTAAAGTTAAATGAACATTTTGCTAAATTTATAAAAGAAATAGTAGAAAGATGACCAATTCGATGTTAACCGAGTATTCCGTTTTTAATGGAACTTTAGTAGAATCAAAAACTAAGCCTGGAGTTTTCGAAGTAGAGGGTGTTGTACAGAGGGCAGGTGATAAAAATCAAAACGGGAGAGTATACGATATGAGTATACTGAAACGAGAAGTTGACAAATACATAAAAGAATTTGTACAGAACGGAAATGCATACGGTGAACTAGATCACCCAGATTCTCCGGTAGTTAATTTAAAGAATGCTTCTCACGTAGTAAAATCTCTCTGGTGGGAGGATGAAGAATTATTAGGTAGATTAGAACTTCTAAATACTCCTTCGGGAAATATAGTCAAAGAAATCCTAAGAGGAGGTCATACCATCGGTATATCTTCAAGAGGTACAGGTACGGTAAAAGAAACAAACGAGGGATATTTAAGAGTTCAAGATGATTTTGAACTTGTCTGTTGGGATTTTGTTTCAAATCCTTCAACTAGAGGAGCTTTCATGAAGCCTGTTTCATTAAATGAAAATAAGCAATTTATTGCAAAGTATATAAGAGCCCACAGTATTGTAACAGACTTATTATACTTAACAGGTAATAAATAATATTAAAATTTACCATATACATATATAAAGGTAGACTTTAGTAAATACACCAACTATCTATTACTGAAATATACCGTCACTTACGGTATTTATTTATTTAAAAATATATTACGTTTAAAATAAACGTACAACATTAAACCCCTTAAATTATGGAAAGTAATTCAACTTTATTTAAAGAGGCTATTGCTGAAGCTAAAGCAGTCCGTGAGGCCGCTATTGCAAATGCCAAAGCTGCATTAGAAGAGACAATAACTCCGAGACTAAGTAAATTAATTGCAAACAAATTAAACGAACTAGAGGAAGAAGACAAAATTACGGAAGAGGAAAAAGAAATGAAGAAAGAAGCTAAAAAAAGTAGTAAAAAACCTAAAGACGAAATGCCTGAAGACGAAATGCCTGAAGACGAAATGCCTGAAGACGAAATGCCTGAAGACGAAATGCCTGAAGATGAAAAACCTGAAGACGAAGAGACTGATATAGAAGTAGGAGATATGGATATACCGGAGTTAGAATCTTTTATCGCAAAAGCAGTTCGGGATGAACTTCAAGCAATGGGAATTCAACCACAAGGTGATGTCGAATCCGGAACAGAAAGCGGTATGGAGAGCAATATGGAAGATTCTGATGATATTAACTTAGAAGAACTCTTAGCAGAGTTGGAATTAGAAGAAATTGAAGATGAACCAACACATGAATCCCACGAAGAAGAACCGGATATAGAAGATATTCTACAAGAACTAAAATCTTTCAGAACTCGAAATGAAAAATCAAACAAACAGAATCGTCAATTAACAGAAGCATTAAAGACAATTAACACTCTAAAAAGAGACTTGACAGAAGTGAACTTGCTTAACGCTAAACTACTCTATCTTAGTAAGTTAATGAAAAATCATTCATTATCTGAATCTCAGGTAGTTAATATCATGGCTTCATTTGATAAAGCTACTACTACAGCTGAAGCTAAGTTAGTATATGAATCAACTAATAGTAGTTTATCATCTAAAGCAAAAGTAAAAGTAAACGAAAGTAGAGGATTTGCATCTAGACCCACAGGTAATGCTCCTAAAAGAGTTATTACAGAAAGCGTTGATGTACTATCTACTGACGTAATAAACAGATTCCAAATTTTAGCCGGAATTAAAAAACCTATTTAAATTTATTATTAACCTCTAAACATAAAACATATGCCAGTAGTAACCCCTAAAAAACCCGGAACTCAAAAACCCGGAACTCAAAAACCTGGAACTCATAAAAAACCTGGAACAGGTAAAGAAACTATGCCAGGTAAACGTAAAGCTTAATTCTAACATTTTAAACTAATAAAATTATGATAAACCAACTTTTAGAAACTGCCAATCCTTGGAAAAATCTCCAAGACGAAGCCAGCAGACTTGCCAAAAAATGGCAAAGAACAGGCCTTTTAGAAGGTCTAGAGTCCTCTACGGACCGAAACAATATGGCAATGATCCTTGAAAATCAAGCTAAAGGCATCGTTGCTGAACAATCCTCAACCGGTACTGCTACTATAGGTAGTAATAGCTTTTCCGCTGAACAATGGGCCGGTGTTGCATTACCTCTCGTAAGAAAAGTATTTGCCCAACTTTCGACAAAGGAATTTGTTAGCGTACAACCTATGAATTTACCTTCCGGTCTTGTATTCTATTTAGATTTCAAATACGGAACTAATGTATCACCTTTTGCATCTAACAATTCGATGTACGGTACACTCGATACCTTAGATGTTGACGCTAATGATGGTCTTTATGGAGTAGGTCGATATGGATACTCTTTAAACGAATTAACAGCAAGCGTTGGTCCCAGCGCTGCAGCTGCTACTACAGGTTCGTTAACTATTGCAGACATTAATTACGATTCTGGTTCTATCGGATTATTATCTACTGCAGTTAAATTAACCATTCCTACAGGTTCAACAGGAATTAACACTAGATTTGATTCATTAGCCGTAAGATCTTTCCAATTCCATTCAGGATCAAATACAGGTACAGCTACAATACCGACTGTTTCGAACCGTGTAAGTATTTACCCCGAATACACTAAAATTACAGGTAGTGTATTTCAATTTGTAATCGCAAGACCTACGAATATTGGCGGAGGTTCAGTCTCCGGATCTCTCGTGTATTCTTTACAGCCCGCTGATAATTCAAGAGGTGATTTTGAAGATAATCCAGCCAATTCAATTACAATTCCAGAAATTAACGTTGAGTTAAAATCGCAAGCTATTGTTGCTAAAACACGTAAGTTAAAAGCACAATGGACTCCTGAATTTGCTCAAGATTTGAATGCATACCATTCTATTGATGCCGAGGCGGAATTAACTTCTACTCTATCTGAGTATATCTCTGCTGAGATTGATTTAGAAATTTTAGATATGTTAATCTCTGATGCTAGAACTACTGAGAAGTGGTCTGCTGTAAGTAACAGAGTATGGGATGGTAATGCTTGGGTAGTTAATAGTCCAGGATACTACAATACACAAGGACAATGGTTCCAGACTTTAGGAACTAAAGTCCAGAAAGTATCTAACAAGATTCACCAGAAGACCTTAAGAGGAGGTGCTAATTTCTTAGTATGTTCTCCTTCAGTAGCAACTATTTTAGAATCTATTCCAGGATATGCTGCGGAAACAAACGGAGATAAGATGGATTTTGCAATGGGCGTACAAAAGGTAGGTTCCTTGAACTCTAGATTTAGAGTTTACAAGAATCCATACTTTACAGAGAACATTATCTTAATGGGCTTTAGAGGATCTCAATTCTTAGAAACAGGTGCAGTTTATGCTCCATATATTCCATTAATGATGACACCTCTTGTATACGATCCAAACACTTTCACACCAAGGAAAGGTTTGATGACTCGTTACGCTAAGAAAATGATTCGTCCAGAATTTTATGGTAAGATTTTTGTATCTGATTTGGCAACAGTCTAATTAGTGCACATTAAAGAGATGAGAGCCCTACGGGGCTCTTTTCTTTTAAAGAAAAATTTGGCGAATTTGGGATTGCGGTGATTTAAGATACAGGTAGGAAAATAGACTATTTACTATTTATAGTAAACCAGCCAGTTAATATATGAGTTCAAATCATTACACAGATCAAGTTTTTGTAGAAAAGAGAAAGATAAAAAATCCAATTAAATTTCATGTACCACTAAACGAAGAGCAGAAGGTAGCTAAAGAGCTTATACTATCAAATCCGATTACGGTACTAAAGGGTAAGGCAGGAAGTGGAAAGACTCTTGCAGCTTGTACGGTAGGATTAGATTTACTTTTTAGAAAAGAAATTAGTAAGATTGTAATATCTCGTCCCACAGTATCAAAAGAAGACATAGGCTTTTTACCCGGGGATATTAGAGAAAAAATGGACCCATGGCTAGCACCTATTTACCAGAATTTATATAAGCTTTATGATAGAGAGAAAATACAAGCCTGTATACAAGCAGGCGATATTGAAATACTACCTTTTGCTTTTATGAGAGGAACAACATTTACAGAAGCTTTTATTATTGTGGACGAAGCACAAAATGTAACAAGTACACAAATGGAAATGGTAATATCTAGGTTAGGTAAAAATTCCAAAATGGTAATATGTGGTGATACTTCCCAAATTGATTTAAGAAATAGAAAAGAATCGGGATTCAGGTTTTTAAATATAGTAGAAAAACAAGTTAAAGGTTTTAAAGTTTTTGAATTACAGCAGAATCACCGTCATCCAATTGTTGAGGATATCTTAAAAGTATACGAGGACAATAGAGAGTAGCTAGCTATTTATAATAAAAACCAATGGCAGCAGGAAAATATTCTTTTATAATTGAGCAGGGGGCAACATTAGACTTTGAAATTCAATATAAAGATTCGAGTGGAAACCCTATAGACCTAACAGGTTACACGGGTAAAATGCAAATTCGTTCTAATTACAGCGGTAGTGGAACAACATACTTAACATTAACATCTAGCTTAGGAGATACTTATACAAAAACAAGTGGAAGTGCATTCCTAAGTTTTTCGGGCAGTAACCTTACTACTTCTACTACTTCAGGAAGTATAGGAATATATGCAGGATGGGCAGCAACAGACTTATTAACTTTTACTGGCCAAGCATACTATGATTTAGAAATCACCTCAGGAAACATTAGAACAAGAATATTAGAAGGTCAAGTAAGATTATCTAAACAAGTAACTCAGTAAAAATGTCTATCCCGAATCAAATTGCAATTGATTCTACAAGTAATACGGTAACTGTTCAAACAGACGAAAATCTGCTTTTGATTACTAATGTATCTTATAATGCACAAATAACACCGCCTACATCTAACCAAATTGTAGTAGAAGCAGATCCAGTTAATATAAACATACAAACTTCGGGTAAAAGCATATTTACTTACAATGAAACTCCTATTGTTGAAGTAGATGTTATACAACCTATTACAAAAGTTATACAAGTTGCTACCATTGGTGCTCAGGGTCCTGTTGGCCCTGTTGGCCCTATAGGCCCTCCTGGTGTAATTACTGCTGCTTCTGGCTTAATTGTAACTGGTTCTATATTTGTAAGTGGCTCTCCTGGTTCTGTAACAGCAACATCATTTACTGGTTCACTATTTGGAACGGCAAGTTGGGCAATAAATGCTTTAACCGCATCCTTCCTACCAGTTAACACATACCAAATAACATCATCTTGGGCCATTAGCGCCTCACAAGCACTTACCGCCTCTTATATAGATGCTCAAAATGTTGTAGGATTAAATTTATCTCGTATTTCAACGGGTAGCATAACCGCATCCGTAAATGTAAATAATGATACATTTAGAATACAAAGTGGTTCCTCTACTTATTTTTTTATAAGTTCAAGTGGTCGAATAGGTATAGGTACAACTACTCCTATAAACACTCTACAAGTAAATGGGGGTATAACAGCAACATCGTTTACTGGTTCATTTTCAGGTTCTGTTCGAGCACCCGGTGCATCCGGCGATTTACTTAGAAACTTTAATGGTGTATTAAGTTCTGCTAATGGGACAGGCGTTGTTTCTAATGCAAATGCTATAATAATAACAGATGTTGTATCAATACCGGGTACAGACGCCGGTGGATTGCGATTAATAGTTGGACCAGGCGATGGTAATAGAAAACATTATGCTATTATACCTGAAATATACACATCAAAAGGTGATGCCGCGTTAGGTAATAGTGCATTTTCAACTGCTCAAAGACAAGTAGGCGGCAAACAAATACAAGATTTTATTCTTACTACGGGAATTACCGGAGGTGATCCAAAAACAGGCACTACAGCTTCAGTAATGAGCTTAACTGAAGATCAAAATGTAGGTATAGGTACAACAACACCTACAGCAAAATTACAAGTTGTGGGTTCTGTTTTAATTAGCGGTTCTAATACATTAACAAATATAGGTCCCGCTGTATTTAGTGGTTCTATAGATGTAACACAAGGAGATGTTACTTTACAAGAATCATTATGTATAATAAAAAAAGTTTCAATAGGGACAACACACCAATCTGCATCCTTAACAATATCAGGATCATCATCTAATGATACTTTATTAGTAAAATTAAATGATAGCAACGGAGATACAGATAAATTTAAAATTAACAATGAAGGTATAGTAGTACTAGGAACATTAAGTTCATCCCCTACCCCAGTAGCTGGAGGAATTTATTTTTCTGCAGAAAATGATTACTTTTTTGGATTTTCATGATATTTATAATAAACAATAAAACATAATATATGGCAACTTGGAAAAAAGTCATTGTATCCGGTAGTAATGCACACTTAACTGGAATAACATCATCAGTATTAACAAATGATAATTTACTTATCGCGGGCAATGTCGGCCAAATTGAAAATAGTGGATTAACCTATGACGGAACTACTTTAGCAATTGGCGGTGCCAATATAACTTCAACTGGTACTAATTCAGTATTAACGGGTTCTTTTAGCGGTTCTTTTACAGGAACATTTAGTGGTAGTTTAAGTGTAAATTTACAAGACTTAACTGCTGGAGACGGTATAGAAGATTTTACCTATGATGGTAATTCTGCAGCTACTGTTCGAGCTGCTGTAACCGCATCAAGTGGAGAGTTCCTTTACTGGACTACACCAATAGGTAAAAGTAAGTTTACTGGTTCTGGAGGTCTTAGCTACGATAGCATCAATGATAGAATCACTGTTTCTAAAATATTAGCTCCAAACACAACTGATACTGTAAACATAGGTGTAAACTCCGGTTTAAGATTTAATCAAGTATATGTTAGAGATATATATGCAAGATCAGCTGATTTATCATTAGGGCTAACAGTTAGCGGTTCAACCATATTAGGTGATGCAAGCGCTGATACTGTAACTGTAAACGCTCAAACCCTTACACTAGCTAACCAATTGGCCGTAGGTGCTCTTTCAAGCACCATGTTAGTTATCACATCTTCAAATAGGGTGGCAACTCAAACATTGGGCACAGGTGTAGCAACATTCTTAAGCACTCCATCTTCGGCAAATTTGGCAGCTGCAGTAACGGATGAAACCGGAACAGGTACTTTGGTATTTTCTGCATCACCAACATTTACAGGTGCTGTTACTGCTTCTATAATATCTGCTTCAAGTGGCATTACAGGTTCATTATTTGGAACATCATCTTGGGCAACAAATGCTCTAACTGCTTCAAATATATTTCCTGCTATAACAAATAATACTGATAATAGAGTATTAACTGCAACCGGTGGTGGAACAATAAATGGTGAAGCTAATTTAACATTTGACGGCAGTACATTAACAAACTCCGGTGCTACTACATTAACTGGTAGATTAACAGCAAACGGCGCTATAACAACTACAACTATCACCGCATCTGGAGCTATTAGTTCATCAGCTGGTTTATTAGGTACAACATTAACTGCAACTGGTAATGCTACCATAGGAGGCACATTAGGGGTAACAGGTGCAACTACTTTAACCGGTGCTTTAACCGGATCAGCAATATCAGCATCAGGTAATATTTCAGGATCAACTTTACATATAACAGGTAATGAAACTATCGGTGGTAGTAGCACAATAGCAGGTACTTTACAAGTAACAGGCAACACAACATTAACAGGTGATTTAGCAGTAAATGGTGGTGATATAACAACAACCTCAACTACTTTTAACTTAGTAAATGGAACCGCAACAACAGTTAACTTTGCAGGTGGAGCCTCAACAGCATTAAACATTGGAAATACTTCCGGAACGACAACATTTGCGAGTAACGTAGTATTTAATAAAGATATAACAGTAATAGGTACCGCTTCTTTCCAAGAGACCACAAACTTATTAGTAGCTGATAGATTCATACTATTAGCCTCAGGATCAGGTACTTCGCCAAGCGGTGATGGTGGTATTGTAATTCAACAATCCGGTTCACAAGGTGTTGGTGAAGCTTTTGGATGGGATGCTACAAATACTTTACGTTGGGGTATTACAAGTTCATTTAGTGCTAACCAAGCTGGATTCACACCAGATGCATTTATGGCCGCAGTTGTTACAGCAGCAGGTACTACTCCATCCCCCGCAACCCGGTACAATGCCGTAGGTAATATTTATGTTTCAAGTGGAGATGAAAGTATTTGGATTTATTCTTAAAAATTAACATATTTATAGGTATGGTAACATACTTAAAAAAACTGTTTATGGCTTTTAATGCATCTAATCTAAATATTATTTCTTCTCAAAAACAACCAGAACTTCCTGCTGTTGTTACTCATTCTATAGATTTATCAAAACAAGAAATAGAATTTTTATTAACCCTTATAAAAAATTCCACATTTAGTGGCAATATGGTTGAATTAATATACGATTTAGCATATAAATTACAAGAATATCATTCCAAAATAAACCAATAATGTTATGTTTACAATTGAAGAATTATCTGTTATTAGGCAAGGTCTAGATTTACTTACTATTACGGGAGCTAGTGCTCGCAAAATGGTAACATTACAAGACAAAGTAGAAAATATGTACAATAAAGAAGTTCAAAAAAGGGACAAAGAACTTGAAAAAGCTCTAGAATCTCAGCAATAATACTTTTTTTTTACATATTTATTATTGATATTATTGGCCCGAAAGGGAAGTGGACAACACACATTTGTTGTAACCAACCATAATAGAAATAGGTGTGCCGAATTGGAAGAAATTAATTACATCGGGATCAGATGCATCCCTTAACTCGCTTAGCTTAGCGACATCTTTAACTGCATCTATAATATCTGCTTCTAGCGGCATTACTGGTTCACTATTTGGAACATCCTCTTGGGCTCAAAACGCACTAACTGCATCATCATTTTCTGGTCAAAACTTTGCAACATTCACACAATCAGTTGCTTCAACTACTTGGACTTTTAATCACAATCTTAATTTTAGAACACCTGTAATAACAGTATACGATAATAGTTATCAAGTGGTGGTTCCTGATTCAATTCAAGGAACATCAGATAATCAATCAGTTATAACATTTTCAACGGCAAGAGCTGGATATGCAAGTGCGACAGTAGGTAGTGTGTTACCTAATAACGCACTTTCTTTAATGATAGCATATTCAATTGTTTTATAAAAACTATATATAATAGATATGAATGAACGATACGAAATACAAATACAATTTTTAGATGGTAACAACTCTATGTGGGCTTCATTGGTTGATGGGGAAAATAACCCAATATACCTATTTACTTCTTACGAAGATGCGGAGAGGTACATAGAAAAATTACAAATTGAAAATCATCCAAAACTATGTAGAATTATAAAACATGATGGGGTATTATGAAAATATTATTTGAAGATTATACATTTAATGCGGCTGCAAAGCAAATCACATTTAACACATCAGAAGCAATATCATTACAACAGCTATTAATTATAACAAATGTAACCGATAATCTTATTATTTATAACTTCGCAGACCCTAACTATGGGGGAACTATAAGTGGTAATGTATTAACATTAACATATAATACATCACTAATGAGTGATAGTGATAGTTTGCAGATATTTTTAGAAAACCAATATACTCCTGCATCACAAGAAACTCTACAATATTTGAGTGACCAAACGGCACTATTAGGTAGAATGGTTAAATTATTAGAACCAATATCAAGACAAGATGCCAGTGGTAGACAGAGTATTGATATTGGGGGCAGTACAGGAACAGCAACAGTAATGCAAAGTACTATGATAAACGGACCTTCTGGTAACGCAACAATATCAGCACCCGAGTCCACATTTGTACTACAATCCAGAATAGCATACGCAACTTTAAGAAACCAATTAGAATTCAGTTAAATTATGGCACTAACAAAACGATTAAAAACAATGGTAGACCAGCCCGTATGGGAATGGATGAGGTATTCACCTTATACTACCGCAGCAAACTCTTGTGTTTATAACTTCCCTGCTGCAGCAACTGGAAGCCGGTATAATAGGTATAATTTCCACACTTCGGCTACAACAATGTACCTATATGACACTTACAGTGATTCTTGGACAACATTAGGTGCTTTATTACCTAACTCACCAGCATCAACTGTAAATGGTTCATGGGATTTAAGTCAAGGACACTATGGTAACTTTATAGCAGGGACAAGTGGTAGTTCAACTGCAATCGGAGCATTTATTAATGAAAGTGCTGTGGTTGGGTTAAAAATAAAAGTAGTAGCTGGATTGGGTAGAGGACAGGAAAGAACTATTACCGCTTGTACTCAACCTGAAAATATTGAATATCTAACTCCGACTGCAACTTATACAAACACCACAACAGGTGTAACTTCAATAACTGATACTACCAAAAAGTGGGTGCCTAATCAATGGAGAGGTTATCAAGTAAGAGCATATTTAGGAACTTCACAACAATATTTTATTAGAAGGGTATTATATAACAACAATGATACTCTATTCTTTGCTAATGCAGAATGGCATGTAACCGACCCTAATCAGGCATATAACCATGTATATGATGCTAACGCAATTTCAGTAGGAACTGCTACTCGATGTGTTATTCAACGGAGCACTATTACAGTAGATACTCCTTGGACTACTAATTTAGATAAAAGTTCACGTTTTGAAATCAATGTAGGTTCATTAGTTAGTATTCAAAATATATCTACTAATGCATTTTATTTAGCTTACAGGTATGATCCGTTATATGCTAACTGGTTTCCATTACATACTCAAACAGGTGTAATGCCTAATTATTTAGCTTTAACTACATTACAATATGAACCTATTTCATCTGAATTAGTACCTCCATTTGTTACTGGAAGTTTAACAAGTGGTTCAGCTCGTTTAGCGGTAGATACTACCCAAAACTGGGGAATTAATCAATGGAGAAATTATAGGTTTGTAAATAAAACAAATGGTATTGAAAGATTAATAACTTCAAATACTAGCAACACTCTTCAATTTGCTGCTGATTTAGATATAGCACCAAGTGGTTCAAATCAATACGAAATTATAGTGGATGATGATAAATCCTATATAAATGGCGGTAACTTTGCTACAGTAGGACAATTCTCCAACTTAAATAATTCAGTTTATCCATCTCAAAGGTTAGATGAAGGTGTAGCGAATGTTGCTTCAGTTAGGTATTCTTCATCTTTTAGTTTTCAAGTTCCTATATCAGCAATTACAAGAACAGGTAATATTGCTACTGTAACAACAATTACAGGACATCCTTTTGAAACTGGAGACAGAATAACAATTACAGGTGCAACAGGAGCAGATGCTGCAATTTACAATGGTAATTTTGTTGTAACATCATCATATCCACTATCAGCTACTTTAACAGGTACTTCACAACCTACTCAATTCACTTATGCGATGGGTAGTACACCATCAGCAAATGCGGTATTAAACGCACATACAACTACACTATTATTTGATACATCTAAAAACTGGGTAACAAATGAGCATGTAGGTAATATAGTACAAGTATGGAGCAGTTCACCAACCGCACCTACAACTAACTATTCAAGAATTACTGCAAATACTTCACAATCATTGACATTAGCAACCGCTATGGCGTCTGCTACTTCCTTAACAGGTAATACAGCCGTGTGGGGGTACAACATATTAAGCCCTCAAGCATTTGGAGCAAGTTACGGATTAGATACAGGATTAACAACAGGAACAAGTAGCTTTTATTTGACAGGTAGTATTACCAACGGCTCAAGTTTAGTATTTTTAAGCGCATCAGGAGCAGGAAATCAATTACCTACAATTCAAGCTATTCCTATTGGTGCTCCTATTACAGGCAGTGGTATTCCTGCAGGTACTTTTTACCGCTCATATGAAACAAGTTCAAACGGATTATTTATAACAGCTTCAATTTCACAAAATGCAACAGCAACAACTACTAACGTAGTATTACCTGTTGAATTATCATCATCACGTGGTTTTGGAACAGCAACAGGAGGTACTGCATCTACCCTTGTAGATGGTACTAAAAACTGGCCTACTAACTTTTGGGTAGGTGCTCAAATTAGATTTTTAGCAGGAACGGGTGTTGGACAAGAAGCAACTATCTCATCAAATACCAGCAACACAATAACCTTTGGTACTACTAATACTGCTGGTGGTACTACTGCAACGCCTGATACAACAACTGTTTATAGCATTTTACCAACTGGTAGAAGAAATACAACATCTACAACATCAGGTGCTGGGGGTGCTGATATGAAATGGATATATGGTAGAGAGAGTGGTAGTAACTTAACACCAACTAGCTCATTGGGAAAATACATTTATATGTTTGAGGCAAACTCTACATTAAGGTTTGTAAAATACAATATAGCAACGATGATGTATGAGTATCCGTTTATACCACCTTGGCATCACTCCACAACATTAAACTTGACTGATGGAACTAATATTACTTATGATGGTAAAAACCGAATTTATATTCAACCTAACGTCTCAGCTCAGTTTGTTTACATAGATACTGATAGAGATATAATGGAGAATGGTGCAACCACATTACCAGCAGGTAACTCAACAGCAAGACAATCTCAAAGAATGATATTAAAAACGAGTGAGGATGGATTAGATTACTTATACTATTTAAGAAGTAATGATACACCGCACTTCAGAACCTTAATATTCTATTAATAAAAATGGATATATTTTCACCTACCATATTAGACAATGCTTCAATAACTGGTTCAAATAATGCCATTCTATTACAAGTATCATCACCAACCGCATCAGCAGCATTATTTATATCAGGTAGTGGTAATGTAGGTATAGGATTATTAACCCCTTCTGCAAGATTACATATAAGTGGGGCAAATAATCAATCATTACTGCGGGTATCTTCACCATCAGCATCGGCAGCATTATTTGTACAGGGCGATGGTAATGTTGGTATAGGAACTGAAACACCAACTGGAGCAATTGATGTTTTTACGGGTGGAAATTCAAGAATACTTGTAACTGCAGGTAGTGGTTTTGTTGGAATACAAGAATCATCACCTGCCGAATATATACACATAACATCAGACCCTTCAGGTACAAAATATATTCAAATTGATGCTGCACGAGCTAGTAATCCTCCACCAAGATACGTACCAGATGTTCCCGCTAAGGAAATATATGGGCAAACTGCTGATGATTTTGCGTTAGGAACACCTGATTATTGGATGGAAATAAAATTAAATGGAAATACTGTCCTAATCCCCTGTTATTTACCTAACTAACGCTAACACTATGTTCCTTAAACCCACACCTCAACTCCTCCAACAAATTAAAGATAGTGGTAAACCCATTATCAGTATTACTATGGAAGAATTTCAAAAAATGGCAAGTGTAGGTAAGTTACTTACATCCGAAGAAGCGATGGGGAAATTAAAACAAACCAAAGAGAATAAAATATACTAAGGACTCTATTTATATAGAGGTAGTATAAAGCAGTATGGCTGAAAATAGAAAAAGTGGTAATAATAGATTAGATCTTCCTAATAAAGGTAAAGCCTACTTTGATCAAGCTTTTGGTATAAATAAAAACCAAATCCCTATAGTTACTCGAGGATGGAATAGCTATGTGTTAACTATAGGAGAAGACAATAGATTATCACTAACTACAGGAGTATCGGGAAGTGGAGGAACTGTAGGAGATAGAATTACAACAGGAAGTATAACAGCTGCTGTAAATATAGGAGCAAATACTTTTAGGGTACAAAGCGGTTCATCTACATTTTTATATGTAAGCTCAAGTGGAAATATAGGTATTGGAACTATAACACCTTCTTCAACATTACATATAAGTGGAACTTTTAGAACTCAACTTTCGACTGCTATTCAGGCACAAGTGCTGGGGGTAGATAGTAATGGAAATGTTACAATATTTAATACATCGTCTATAACGACAGCTGGAGGAGGGAGTTTAACAGGAGCAGGTAGTGCTAACTATATACCATTATGGACTGGAACATCTACGATTGCTACTTCAGCAATTTACCAAAGCGGTAATAATATAGGTATAGGTACAATAACTCCTACAAATACTTTTCAAGTAAATGGCGGTATAACTGCTACTTCTATAACAGCCTCTATAATATCTGCTTCTAATAGTATAACCGGTTCATTATTTGGAACAGCATCTTGGGCACAAAGTGCCTCTAACGCTATTAATGCTCGAACAGCTTCGTTTTTACCTGTTGGAACATACCAAATAACATCTTCATGGGCACAAAGTGCTTCAAATGCTATTAATGCTCAAACAGCGTCTTTTGTAAATATTACCAGTACTAATGTATTTGTGCAAGGAGGCAATTCATTTGGTACAACTGCACTTTTAGGTACTAATGACAACCAAAATTTACAATTTGAAACTAACGGTTCTGTAAGAATGACTATTAGTAATAGCGGTAATGTAGGTATAAATACAACAACACCTACTGCTTTACTAGATATAAATGGAAATACAATAATAAGAGGAGCCTTAACAGCATCTATAATATCAGCATCAAGTTGGATATCGGGTTCTGATTTGCGTGTTGCTAATTCTACAACTATTGGAACTACGCTAGGTGTAACTGGAGTTTCTACTTTTGCAAATAATTTAAATTCTCCTACTTTCTTTTCTGGCTTTGCAGGAAGCGGATGGAAATTAGACAGTAGTAATTTATATTCTTTAGAATTAGATAATTTAACAGTTCGCGGTACTATGAAAGTATACGAACTATTAATCTCTCAAATTCGTGCTACAAACGGATCTATATTTGTCTCAAACACAGGAAAAGTAGAAACAGCTACTGATTTGGGAAATAATACATATTACTTAACGTTCGATACCGGAAGCCAATATGGACACAGTTTCCAAGTAGGAGATATAATAAGGGCTCAAAGATTTAATATAACCGCAAGTACAGTATACCAATGTAACTTAATAGTAGCTGGTGTTCCTAGTACACAAG